AAGGATTGCATTACACATTCCTAATGTCGGTGGTACTAAACCTGATTTATCAGCAGATTGAATAAATAACATTAAGTTTGTTAAATCTAAATCACCAATTTCAGAAAATTCAATAGTTGGCATTAAAGATAAATCCATTAAATTCTTTTCTAACAAAGTAGGAATTAATTTAAAGTTTATAACTCTTTTAATTTCATCCAACATCTCTTTAACTAAATTAGTAAAGATTTTAATTTTAGATTGTGAAAAACTACCTGATATACCGGATTTTTGTGCTGTTAAGAAGAAATCCGATAATAAAGCAACAGATATGTTTCTATCTTCTCTTGCAATTATTTTATCAGCATCAGGTATATTACCTTCACCACTTGATATAATTGATACCTTAATGTATTCAGGATGTGCTATTGCTACATCTGTACCGGCACGAATATTTTGTGCCGTATCTTTTATCCATTGTTGCGTTTGTAAATATGCAGGATTTTTTGTTGTAGGGTCTAAAATTTGTGCCGGTGCTTGTATGTCAAGCAAACCGTCAAATCCTCTTTCATATCTAATATCTTCATTTAATGAAGTACGTTTTTTCTTTAGATACGGAGTAACACAGTTAAGGTATAGACTAGCACCTTCGGGGTTATTGTTAAAACTACGATGTTTGAAATGTAGAAGTTTGTCGTAAGGTATTTCTTTTTCTTCAAAATCATTAGGGTTTTTTTGGCTCACACTAATTATATTTCGGTATTCCTTATCGTAGTTCCACTTAACAATACTCCCCTGATAACGAGATGCTAGTTTCGCTAACCCTATAAGTCCATCGTTAAACTTTGAACTCTTATCTTTATCCTTATTCTCTCCATTCCTAACCTTATAAACAGGCTCTATTAAAGAAAAGCCGTACTGTGAGGCGGTCAAAGCATTGGCAATTACTTCTTGGAATGAATGATTAAGGTCTTGAAATAAGCATGAATCTATAAAATCTGCAATTTTCTTTGCTTTTTCTGTATCGTCTTTTGGTTTTATACGCCAAGTAACAGAAGATGCAGTTGATTGATACATATTATTAAAAGCGCCAATAGTCGAATCAAATCTAACCATTTCTTCTAATAATTTTATCTTTTTTATCCCATGCAACGGAATTATATTATCTTCTTTAACCTTACCATTGCTAATGGAGATACCGGTATAACCCAATTCTGTGCCAACAGCCTGCTTGGTTTTATAACTTGTTCTGTTACGTTTTGTCATTACGAAATCCTATTACTCGAAATGTTGATTGCGCCAAATGCACATGGCATATAAAAATCATCTCCCATTTCAGCACAGGCGAACACAATACTATCTGCCAAGTCTGATGACCTATCTATTTTGTTTTTGAGTTCCGCCTTACTGATAATTTTAATCTTACCACTTTCGTTACGACTATATGTAATTGCTGATAATTCTTGTCGCAACATTACCGAATCAGGTAATAATAATGGTAATTTACCCTGTGATTCAGGTACTTGTGGTCTTAACGGATTCATTAAAGTCCGTAAATTCCACCAAACCTCATCACGTTTACGAGAAAATGTTTTTTTGCGTTCATCATTTTCTGCTTTATTAAAAATAAAATCTGTATCTTGTTGTCCTGCGCCACCGCCTGTCTGAATACCAAAAACAGGCAAGCCAGAATCTTTTAATATCAAATATTTATCTCGACCAACGCCATCTTGTTCAATATTAATACGACTTACTTCGTATTCTTTCGCAATGGCTTTAATCTGTTCAATTAAATCAAATAATTCTAAATTATATGTTTTAGCAAAAACAATTTTATTTCCATTTCTAATTGCTATTGCTGATTTATCGTTTCCTGTACCCTGCGCAATATCGCATCCCATTACTATTTCGCCAGGTTGCCAATAATCATCGTTATGATAATTATTCATTGATTGGTTTATCCAATCTTGCGGAAAAACAGCATTTTCATCGCCGTTAGGAAATTCAGCCAAGCAACGTGTTTTAAATTCATAAGAATCCGGAGAGCCACCGTATTCCATTAAAATACGATATGCTTGTATCGGATTAATCAGCCATTTAGAAAATGGTAATAATGCTTGTTTGACATCATTTTCCCAACCTGACAAATTATCTTCTTTTTTTGCTTTATAATAATTTGTCTTGCAATATTTATCAAGTTTATTGCGCCAATATGTCGGGTCTTTTTCGTCTTTTAAATAATCTTCAAGTTTAATATTTGGATTAATAAAATTAGGTGTATCAAAACAACTAATTTTAATTTGATGCCATTCAGAGTTTGGTTTAAAACTATTAAAAAATGTACCAAAGTTTCCGTTAGGCAATGTAGTGTTTCCAATCATTACCTTTTTAACAATTAAACCGGAAGAAGTAATACCTTCAAAATCAGAAAATGCACTATCGGAAATACCCTGTGCTTCATCAAAAATACATAAAACATAAGTACCATGTTTACCTACGTTTTTGTTTTCTCCCTCTGTGGAAACACCCATAATATAGTTTTTGTTTCCATAACGGATTTCTGCGAGGTTTTTATTTTCTGATAATTTACCAAATAAGGTAATATCTTGATTACCTGTTAATTTTCTTAAATTTTCATTAGCCTGTGAAATAAAGGCTCTTATTGGATTATATACGTTTTCTCTAACCTGTGCAAAGTTAGGTGCTGTAAACAAAACTATTGTATTATCAACGTCATCTTCTAAATAACAATAAAAAAACCAAATTGCTATTGCAGATAAAAGAGTGGATTTTCCAACTGCGTTAGCAGAACGTATAGTTGTATTATTATGCTTAACAATCGCTTGTAGCATTCTTTTTTGGTGATATGCTAGATTAAGTCCTAGTATCTCACTCATAAACTCTGCCGGATGTGTTCGCCAATACTGACGTTTACTTGCTAATTCGGCAGGAGTGTATAACTTTTGTTTATCAGCCATATAATCCCTAAAGTGTTTAAACATCCTTTAAAGAAAAGTGCCAAAATACAATCAATTAATTAGTAAGAATAAAAACCTTTTAACTATTTTGGCACATAAACACTTTTAAGGATGATTGATAGTATTATTTTCTCTTTCTAACAATATTATACAAACACTTTTAAAAAATGTAAACTTTTTCTTAAAATATTATGATTATTTAATACTATTAAAATAGTTATAAAACCTTTAGTAGTATATATTTTAAGATTATAAAACTAATTTTATTATATCTTGATTATATACACTCCAATTATTATAAATTTTAGTTAATATTTTTTTAATAATATATTTTTCTTCTTATTTTATTTAAGATAAAATAAGAAGAAAAAATCTGGAGTGTATGTAATTGGAGTGTATAAATTCAAAGTATATATAACTAGAGTATATATAATTAAGTTCATATAATAAGGATAATATATTAAGGCATTTATATATAAGGTACTTATATAATAAGGGAATTATATATTATACTCCGAAAAATATTTTTGTCAAGAGTAAAAATTTAGGGTTTACATTTTTTTAAAAAAATACTATAATATTTTTGGAAGGATGATATGAATAAGTTAGAAGAAAAAGTTTTAAAAAAATATCGACAAGAGATTTCTAAAATTATCAGAAACAAATATAGAAAAAAGTCGCAGATAGAAGCCGAAAAAGAAAAATACTGTTTATCGGTAGAAGGTAATGTTAGAAATACAATTAACGATTTAGCGAAAGATATTTATCAAACTTATTTACCTGTTATTGAAGAAGAAATAGGAAGTAAAATTGAAGTATTTAAAAATTCAGATAAATTTAAAAAAGCAATACAAACAGAAAAGATTATTAGTAAAAAGAAAATAAGTTGTAAGTCTTTAAAAAAATACCAAGAATTTGAAATAGGTATTAACAACACATTATTGGATAACTTATTTATAGAAGTTAATAATAACGATAAAGAGCCGTTAATTAGCCGAGAAGAAATTAAATATATTTTGTTATCAATTTTGTATAAAATTATTGATTACAT